TTACCGATACCTGCACCTGTAATAGTCATACCTGCATAGATAGTCGCAGATGCGTTGTCTACCTCAATAGTTTTACTTGCGGTTACGTCACCATCTACATCAGCAGTAGGGCCGTTTACTGTGTTAATAGTAGTAACACCATTAATATCTGCAGTAGCATGTACTAGTTTAAGTTTATCACCAGCTTCAGGAGTTTGTCTGATGTTAGCAATATTTAGTGTAGTACCAGTTTGACTAGCACCGTGTACAACAGGTTCACCATAAGGTGGTACAATATCTTCGTCGTATTTTTCGTACCCTAGTATTCGTCTGTATCCACCTTCAACAGAGGGTTCAAAGTTACGTAGAATACGTGCAGACCCAGGTTGTTGTGTACCCTGCTGCAATGGACTCATATTAGTAATAAGCCCTCCGCTAAACAGGATAGGATATGTTTGGCGATTTGTGGGCATACATTATACTCTAAAAGAACTTACAGATGTACGGTTTTGCGGAATCATTGTAGAACGTAAGTATGTATAACGGTTAATATACAAACTACGCATATGTTTAATCTCTTGCTCAAAACGTTGCTGTGCTACGCCAGCTTCCTGTGTTTCTCCTCTAAACATGTAAGCAAAGTGCATAGCACCATCTACGATTACATATCTAAACTGTTCAGGAATAGTAGGTACGTCTGTAGGATTCAATAGATCAACAGGCAAACGATAGTATTCATATACAAACTCATATGCTTTATCTGGTGATGCTACAAATCCAAACTCTTGGTTAGGTGTACGGAATACATAATCTGGAACACCACGGATACCTGTAGAGCTATTATATTCAATGTCTACATATTTTTCTAAATATTCTTCGTAGGATAATACACGAAGTTTGCGTGTGTCGTTACCTAGTGTTGCATTTCGTTTAATGCGAAAACTATCAAAGTCTAGTACTTTTGCATCAGCAGGAAATGCATAACGGACAATACCCGCAGTCATTGTTTCTTCTTCAGTCACATGATTAAAAGGCCATTCATATTCGTGTTGGTTAATAAAACGAATAGCTGAGTTAACAGCATCCTTAATCATGGAATACTCACCAGTAGCAGTAGCAAAGTTAGTAGATGTGAGTTCTACTTCGTTAAGTCTACGGTTTACATCGTTGACTAGTCCAATATAATCATACGCCATATTACCGTTCCTTTAGTCGTAGCTTAACACTACGTTCTGCTACACTACCACCATTATCAGTCATCTGACAAAAGAATGTGTACTCTACGTTATTCTGTCCACCTGCAATGTTTATTGTGGCGACTGTGTTTGTATTAGTCTGCGATACATTTTGTATGCTATCTGTAGTTGCTGAACTAGATGCTGCAGTTAATGTTTCACCTGCTTCTAGCTCAGTCTTCGTATCGTATAGAGTAGATTTAACAAACCAACGTACTGAGTTAATAGCTGCTGTATCAAGAAATCTTGACCAGTCCATGCTATAGTCTAGGGTTTCATCTGGGTCTTTAGTAGGCCAACGAAAACTCATTATTAATCCTCATTTACAAGTACTGTTCTATCAGCGGCATTAGGCTTACGATTTATACGTACTGTTCTATCTTGTGCTCTAACTCTTACAGTTCTACTGCTAGATGTACTTATTGTATCTACGTCTACGTATACTAATCTACTTTCTTGGCGTATTAATATAGTACGCTCTTGTGGTGTTGATCCTGCCATTATGCTGCCCTCGGCAGTATTACAGTACGTCTGCGGCTATAATTATTTTTATTTGCTTCGTAGTTAAACTGTACAGCATTAGGAGTTATCACACCTATAATACCAGAAGATGCTGCGGCTACTAATATCTCAGTTACATTTACTGTGACTGTATTAACTGTACCAGATGCAGATACACCAGATGCAATTATTTCTGTAGGCTGATCTTCTACATCGTTAACTTCACCTACACCTTCAACACCTGTAACAACGATCTTACTGTCGTTTTTAACTGTAACAGATGGAACAGTAAACTGACCTTGAGTACCAGAAAGTTCTACAGTGTTACTGTTTGTAAGTGTACCGATAGAACCAGTAGTACTTACCCCTGTTACACCAGCACTTACACTTCTTGCTGTACTACCTAGAGATGCAGTTGCAGAAACACCAGTAATAGAAACTGTATTTACTGAACGAACGCTTAGTTCTTCACCACCTAGTATTGCACCTGTAGCTGCTACACCTGTGAGGGTTACTGTAGCGGTAGCTGTAAGTGTAGGTGTACCAAGAGAGCCAGTAGCATCTACAGAACCAACAGGCTCTTGTATGTTTTCTACTACAGTACCTAGAGAAGCTGTAGCAGATACACCTGTAACACCTGCAGTAGTGTTTAGTGTTAGACTTCCAACAGAACCAGTTGCACCTTGTGCGTTATAAATAGGTTCTGATACGTCTACCTCAAATACATTGAGGTGAATAGTACGAGTGTTAGCTGTAGCACTAACACCTGTAATAGAAACTGTAGGAGCTACAACTCCAAAAGATGCAGACCCAAACGTACCTGTGCCGTAAAGAGCATCTGTGGAGTCGTAGAACGACATAGTTTACCTCTTATGCAATACGGATGATTGCGTTAGAAGCATCCGCAGTTGGGAACTCAATTGTCAAATCACCAGCAGTAGCAGAAACTGTACCACCAAAGTCAATCACACAGATTGCTTTATTTGATTGAGAAGAGTTATAGATAATACAACCATCACAAGAAACAGTTACGTCAGCAAATACTTCATCCGTAAAGTCTACTAGTGCGGTTGTGCCAGATGTTGTAATAGAAGCACCGCCCAAGTCTTGTCCACCTGCAGTATAGCCTGTACCAGTTGCTTCGTCCGAGTTACCTGTAACATCTGAATAATTCGTTGTCGCTGCACCATACGTACCTGTAGGTGAGTCTTTAATCAATGCAATTTTAAGTGTGTCGGTATCCAAGTCATGAGTACCGCCAAGAAGTTCTGATTTAAAACTTGTGCACATTGCTGTTGTGATAGCCATGCTTTGGAATCCCTTTATAAAGTACAATGGGGCCAGCCTTTAGCCAGCCCCAAGGTTAGTCACTTATTATGCTAGTAGATCACGATCAACTTCATCAGCTTCTTTAGAAGAGCCAACTGAGTCAACGTCCATCAAACATGCATAGACACGAACTTTACCAGATGTATCAGGTGTTGTACCTAGAATCAACATGTCGATTGTGTCGGATGTTGTAACTAGGATTGGAGTTGCAGTATTTGCCAATGTAGCATAGTCACCTGCAGATGCGCCTGTGATTGTCATGCCATCAACAAATGCGTCAACGTCACCACCTGTGATACCAATGTCTGCTGTACAGGCTGTACCACCAGCGGGGGCTGCTGTTACTTCTGCACCTGCAAACATTACAACTGTATTAGCACCAACAGTGATAGCTTCGATAACATCGTTAGCCGCCAATGCTGAACCTTTTGCAGTTGCTGCTGCTGCCAAGTCAATCTCGACTTCAACAAGGTAAGGTTTGCTGCCAGGGTTACCACGTCCCCCTGCTGCTCGTGAAAGAGTTGTTACTGTAGCCATAAGTCAGTCCTCCTCTTACGCCAAGTTATATTTAGCAGTTACAAGACCTTCTGGGCGAAGAATCTTTCTGCCATATAGGTGCATACCACGAACGATGTCAGCAAAGCTGTCAGGGTCACGGTAAGTTTCAGTCTTGTTGATCTGCTCTGCAGTTGCTACTGCTGAGTCATGACCTGCAACGATAACACCGTAGTCAGTGTTTTGGTTTCCTGTACCTGTTGTACCAGCACCGCCACCTACTGATGGCAAGTTGCTTGATGAGTAGATACGGAAGCCGTGGAAGTTGTTTAGTACAAGACCGTTACGTAGGCCACCTGATTCACCGAAGTCTGCATTGAATAGACGTGAGTCTTCATCACGTAGTACTTCCATGAATACTGGGTCTACAACCAACCAACGTCCGTCTTTATCAACTTGTTGCTGATCAAGTAGACGAGCCATACGAGCAACAACCATTGCTGGTGAAGCGTATGCTGTTGGTAGTGCAGTTGCACCTGGTAGACGTGCAGCAACTGGGATCGAGTGATCGCCAGCAGATGCTGTTGTAATGTTGCCAAATGAATCTTTACGAAGTTTCATTGATGTCAACAATTCGTCTGAACCTGCAGTTGCTACAGCTTTAGTACCGTTCACAGTTGTGTTTACAGTATCTGCTGCTGAGTGCAATGCTGACTGAGCGTAACCTGATAGGTAACCCAGTACTTCTTGGTCATGCTGGTCAGCCAAGCGGTAAGCCGCACGGTTGGTAGCAAGATCCATGAAGTTCACATGTGAATGCGCTTCCTCGATGTCGTCGATCTTGAAGGCAAAGTAGTTCGCCTTGTCTACGACTAGAGAGAAGTCTTCATCATCAAGGTCTTGTGCAGTGATTTGCTGACCACGTGCATAAGAAGAAACTGAAACCTCAGGCTCTTTGATGATTTTCACTGTATCGCCTTGGGCAGCAATCTCTCCGAAATAATCAGAGTTCGTAATATCGCCCACGACTGTAGCTTTTCTAAAGGCAAGCTGAACCTTCTTGGAATAAATGACGCTGGAAAAGTTGCCGTTTGGCAAGTTCCCATAGCCACTTGATGATGCAAAAGCCATGTTAAATCCTCCATGATATTTGGCTTTGGGGAAAAGCTAAACACCTATAAAGAGGCTGATCGTTTTCTAGGGTGCAGATGGTATCCAGTTGCGCTACCAGATACCTACTGGGCCTATACTTGAACAGGTAGTTCTTTTTAGTTTAGACTTTTATGTAAGGAAAGTATTTATAGTTATAGAGGTAGTCCCGGAGGAGGCTCTTAATAAACTATGCGTACTTAGTTATATGTACAAGAAAGTGTTTGTCAACACCTATCGTGCACTACCGCTAAGATCATATACGAACTTACCTGATCGCATAGCCTTAGTGATCTCTTCTTCACGGGCCTCGAACTCTTGAGCAGACATTTTAGCTACTTCTGACTCTCGAATGTTTGCGCCACCCTCTGTGGGATCTACTTTAGTTCTAGACCCCTTAGTTACTGATTTAGCAGCTTCTTTAGTCTTAGACTTCTTAGCCTGTGGTGTTTGTCCGTTATCAACCTTATACAGATCAATAACACGAATTACAGATGCTGGATCGTCCATGTTCTCGTAGAGAGCATCTCTTACCCATTTAGGCTGACTTTCAGCCCAATCGTGGAATCCATCAGATTCCCGTAGTGTATCAAAATCAGAGTGAGCCTCACGGATTGTGGCCTCCGCTGACTTACGTTCTGTCTCATACTGAAGTTCATCTAGTTGTGATAGACGGTCCTCAGCTTTCTTGAACATCTCCTGAGCTTTCTTAGCAGCAATAGTTTCAACAATGCCAGCTACGTCAGGGTATTGTTTAGCCCATTCCTCAATGTCATCATCAGACTTGGGAGGGATAATAGACTCACGCTCCATACGAGACTTCAAGCTGTTAAACTTCTCGTCCCATTCTTTTTCTTTCTGCTGCATGTGACGGCGTAAGTCGCCATAGCGTTTCTTAAATGACTTCTCCTCAGGGGTTAGGTTTGAGTCATCTTCTTGTGCTTCAACTTCAACGTTGGCTTCTTCTTGTTGGGTATCACCTGTGGCCTGTACTTCGGTTGCCTCAGATCCTTCGCCATCGGATTCTTCTTCGAAGGTTTCACCTCTGGCCTCCGCTTCTAGTCTTGCGATCTCTCGCTCTTCCTCTTCCATGCGCTTACGTTTGCGCTCGTGGTTATATCCTCTATCAACAAACCCTGCTGACTTAGGGGTTTCTATAGCAGTTAGTTCAGGCATAGTTATCTCCTTATGATGGGGCCAGCGGAATGCTGGGTAGCCTTATACTTATTTGGATTGCCTAAGCGGTTTATCGTGCGCCTAAGCCAGCACGTTTCATCTGTTGGCCCATAACAGTTGGAGTAGGAGTTCCAATGTTTGCAATCTCACCTACATCACCTAACTCTGGGCCAAGAACTTTACCTAGAACTTTGCCAATAGGTGTTTGTGGAAGAGTTCTGATAATATCTTTTTCTTCAGAAGAAAGTTCGTTAATACGATTAACCACTTCCATTTTATATTCGTCCATAAAAGACATTATACTACCTCTCCGTTTTCTCTAATAAACTTCGTGTCTCCACCGACCACATCAAAGACTTTCATCCAGAAGTTCTTTACTGGGGAGTATATCACGCCATGTTTGTTCTGTCCATAGTAATACTTACCGTAGGATACTAGGGGGTCAGCAAATGTTTTTGTTACAACCCACTTAAAGGTTTTAGACTTACGCATCAAAGGTACAAGAACTTCTGCTGTGCGGTAGTATCCACGGCGGTTACGATCTGTCATGTACTCATCACGGTATCTACGTACTACTTCATCCATAGTACCATCTCCGTATCGAGCCTCTAGCATAATGAAGCAGCAACCAGAATCTTCATTTGAACTAGTGCTTGTAGAATCACTACTACCTGTAGAACCTTCGTTAGCTCCTGTATAGACACGAGTTAGGTAGCCACCGTCATTCTTTTTCCACTCAAAACCATCACCTGCATACTGACCACCCTCAGATACAGAGCCAACAATGTTATTGTTGTTTTCATCAACACGAGGTTCAGTCTTTTTAATTGTAATTGTACTATTAGTGCCAGTAACTTTTCTTGTAACTGTTTCACTTACAATAGGTTTAGATGAAACTACAGGTGTTTTATCTTCTGCAGGAGATGTAATTACAGGAGCACGACCAGTAGTAGTTTTACTAGGCTCAGTCTGAACAAGCTTACCACCAATGTACTCTTTACCATCATTAGGTGTAAGATCGTTAGCTAACTTCTGCATGAAGCTGTTCTTACCTGTGTTATTATTTCCTACAACACCAGTATCTAGAACTTTACCTACGCCTGATTCTGAGTCATCTTGTGATGGACGTAGCTGTGGTCTTAGACCTCCT